CGCCCAGGCATTATACCATTCTATTATTAGTTCTAATTTCTGATGTGTTTTATTTATATCATCATATCTACCACACCATGATGCAACAATTTTATCTTGTTCTATATATGTTTCTGTTTCTACACCCGTATGTCTAGTTACTTGTATAGGGGCTTTCATTACAAATATAGAACATAAGGAGTCTGATGTTGTTGTTTTGCCCTCAGACACTGGGTCAATAGATGCATAGTACTGACCAAAATCTGGATCTTTAATTGGTCTTTCCCATACAACAAGAGTTCCTGTTTTATCTTCTAATTTTTTAGGTACAGGAAATTGCATGATAGGTAACTTACTAGTTTCCTTTACTTTGGGTTTACCATTCTCATCATAGAATATATCTAAGAATTCATATGCATATTCTTTCTCATCTATTCTTCTCTGCTGTGCTGCTACCAAATGTGTTGGGAACACAGATACTGATCTATGTGCAAATGCTTCTTCAATGTTTCTAGGATGCTGAGATATTCTTAACTGGTAATCTTCTGGAGAAAGATCTTTCTTCCACTGCTCAAACTGATTCTCAAGTGCTACTAATGCATCTTCTACAAGTGAATTACCATATTGATCTATATGTGGTGGCATAGACCATTGTTCAGGAATAAACAAACCTGAGAGACCTTCTGTTCCTTTACTATCTATAAGATTACTTTCTATTGCATATATATCTTTAGATGTAGGATTAAGTATCATATCTTTAAGTGGATTACACTGAGATAAATCTCCCACTGATCCTGCTGCTATAAACATACCTGTAGTAATTAAACCAGATCTCATTGCTGGTCTCATATACTCATATGTTTGATCCATCTTTGGTGCAATACCTGCTTCCTCATGGAAGAAGAATTTTACTGGACCACCTACACCATTTGTAGGATCTTTCTCAAATGACATGCCTTGCATTGTACCTTTAAGACCAACTTCATTCTTTCTATCTCCTTTTCTAACTTCAATCTTCTGTTGCCACATCATTACTTTATGTGGCGTCATTGGTCTATACCAAGCAGTATGTTCATTTAAGAAAGCTGCATACTCATCTAAGAACTTCCATGAACCTTTCTCATTTATATAGTCTTTTAGACTTGCTCCTATTTTCAAAGTGACCCCAGCTTCAAACCAAATCTGGTTTAACAGCTTAGCCATGTGAAAATAAGAAGAAGCTATCTGTCTTTTCTTTAGAATAGCTACATGCTTATAGTTGAGCTCTGCCAATAGTTCATAGAGGGCCATGTGATACTGGGCATCACGTATTTTTGCAAAGTCAAAAATTTGTTGTTCTTTATCAAATATTGGTAAGAAGTTGAGCCACATGTAATAATCTCTTGTAACATACCAGGTATTTTTTCCTGATTTGTAGATAACTCCTCTTCTGCATCTGAGCTTTTGGTCATCCCAGTAATTGATAAAATCTTTGGATTTAAATGGAGAGTCGCAGTAATATCCATCTGCTCTGAACTTTCTTGATTCAGAATTAAATAATAAGCTAGTTTCATCAAAGTTATATTTACCAGGTTCTTTAAAAATATCTCTTAAAAATGTAGCAAACTCTTCTCTTGAGGAAAAGTCTGTAATAGTCCAGTTGCCATTATCATAAGTTGGTATGTTTTCAAATATCTCCATTATTGATCATATGCCATTCCAATACCACCTCTTACTCTACTAGATTGTTCTTCCTGTAGATCTTTATAGGCACCTTTAAATGATGCTCTAATCTGTTCAAAGTTTTTTGCTGCAGCTACCAGAGAGTTAATATTACCATCTCTACCATGTGATATAGGTGTAGTCTCCATATATTTAGCTAATCTATCTAACATAGATGCAATACCTTTGTATGCTCTAGATGTAGGTGTTTCATACATTCTCTGACAGAACTGTAGTGCTATAAAGATATCCTGATCTTCTGTAGAGAACTCTGCATCTATCTGTTCAAGTATGAGAGATTCTTTATCTACTTCTGGTGTATAAAAGAATGGGTTCAAGTCTGGATTAGGGCAGGTCATGTAAAACAAGTATTGGTATATCTTGATATAATCATCAGGATAATTATCCATTACCATCTTAAGTGCTTTTAGTGTATAGCAATGTTCTGTAGGAATTACTTTGCCGTTCTGTATATCAAATAGTTTTACAATCATTTCTTTTTAATATTATTTCTATTATCATGTAAATAATGCATAATAGCTGTTACTTCATCTTTTAAATATGGGATGTCTATTTGAATTACATCTTTTACAATTGGGTCTCCATTATCATCATATCTGGTAAGTGGATATCCATATCTATCTTCTCCTTCTGTTTCAAATAGTATATGATGAATAAACATTCTTCCGGGTTGCAATTTAGGATTGTGTTTAAGTATCATATACATATAGATACTTAACTGTAAACAGTAATGATTAAAGTTGCAATCATCTAAATTAGATAAAGGTGGGAGTAACTTTTCAGAAACTCCCTCCCAATCTTTGTAAGATTCAGTCTTGATCTCTTTGTTGGTTTTATAGTCAATAATGTTTACACATCCATTTACTACTTCTACAAGATCAGACTGTCCACAGATTCCAACTGATTTAAGATAAACCATATGTTCTGGATACACGCCTGGTTCTAATTTTTGAGATGGTGCTAATTTAATTCCATTTGTTAAATCATTTGGTTTAAATACTGGAACAGTTATTCCTTCTCTTTCTATTGATGCTAAAGAACATAAGTCAGCTTCTCTTTGGTTATGATAAAATGTACCAAGAGTTACTGCTCTTTCTGATTCAGCATTCCAAATGGATATAATATCTTTTGGGTTTATATTAAACCATTTAGATCTTTTATTTTTAGAAACTTTTTTTGCAATCTTTTCTGCATCAAAAGGTTTCTTAAAATGAGATACTAGTGTGGTAACACTAATCCAATTTATTTCTGAACCATCATTGCTTTTATAGCTATGATCTTTTGCATTAAATACTATACTCATAACTTATCCAATTGTTCTTCTTGTTCTTCTGTAATAATTGCTTGCCATTTACCAAGTGGACATTCAGATGATAATGATCTTGTTTTAAAATTAAGTGAACATCCACACTCATTACAGCAAGGTGCTGTTCCTTTTACTGCACACTTTCTACCTTTATGTTCACATTCATCACAAATATCATATCTGAGTCTAGATATTTCTTCCACTGTCTCATCTCTAATGACAGAGTTTTTAATACCTTCAAATATCTGTGATCTATTTTGCCAGATTAGATTAAGTACATTTTTCATTTATTTTTGTTTTTAAAAAAAGTTTCTCTTTTTTCTGTTTGATCTTGAATCTTAAGATTTAATTTCAGTAGTAGTTCTAATTTATTTTCTAGTGCTTTCTTATTGTGATAAGCTTTAAATGTAGATGTGTCATGTTCTTTTAGTATTCTTGATATCTTTTCTATTGATCCATATACCATCTTTGGTTTTGAAACAAAATGACCAAGACCTTCTATGTTTATTCTAGGATATTCTAAATTAGATAATAAGCTTCTGACATCTTTGTAATAAAACTCTACTAAGTCTTCTACTAAATCCTTATCAATATTTAATTCTTCTGCAACTTCTTGATATATTCTTTTAGGCTTTCTGGGATTCATCTCCTAAAAATTTATAGTCTAATAAAATAGTACCTGTTGTCTGAATTTTTAAACTTGGATTTATCCGAATTAATTTTTTGTTTTCTTCATCTTTAACAACTAAGTTAGTTTTCTCAGCTTTATTTATACAGTTTCTCACAGTCTGTGGAGACTTAAAAATAGGCTCTTCTTCTGAAGATGCATCATAACAAAAATGAGTTAATTCTATTGGCTCATTAAAACTTAGTAAAGTCAAGCAGTTAAGGTCAGAGTCACTTAAGTTGATTCTATTAACATAGCAGTGGGTAAGTATTTGAAACTTAACCACATCCCACTTAGGCATTCTTACACGCTTCTGTACTTGATTTACTATAGCCATGACTAGCCTCTTTTAAGCTTTCTTTTTCCTTGATCTGCTGTACTAGACTCTTTATCAATATCAAAATCTGAACCTCTTTCTTCATCTGCTTCTTCTTGTTGAGGAGCCATCATCATAGCATATTGATATTGAATACTAGATCTTTTAAATCTTGCTTCATCAATTTTTAAAAGCAGTTCTTCATAATCTAATTGTGCTCTTAAATAAGGCATAGAAGTTTGATAAAACTCTAGCATTTTTTCTTTTTGCTCTTCTAACTGTTCAGGAGTTAGTTGCATTTCTGGTTGTTGGTTAATTGTTTCCATAAGACATTAATTTAATTGGTTTAGACAAATATATATATTTTTTTAATTTAAATTATAGAAGTTTAAATAAAAAAATCCAGGCACATAACACACCTGGATTTCTATATATCTAGAGAAGTAGATAACTATCTATTCTTAATTGTAAGATTTAAAACTGTTAAAAGATAAAAGTTTCTAGGGATATCAATTTCTAATGAAAAGAAATCAATGCCAAAAAACCTTAATCTAAGCATTAGTGTTTGCCAATACCTAAATGTGTTTTTCCAATTGTTTCTATACTTCATTACAATTATTTCTTTTTGAATCTTTTGGCAATTATATTTCCAATATACTTTCCTACTTTTCTAAGGAAGTTGTTCTCAGATTCTACATTAACTTGAGTGCCTTCTGCAGTTTTCTTTACTTCTACATCTAGCTTTCTACCATCCAGCTTGAAGTGTTTTTCTTCAGATGTTTTGTGTACTTCAACGTCTACTTTGTCTGTGTCAACAGTAACATCTACTTTTTCACCTTCTTTCTTTACTTTAGCTTTGACTTTCTTAGTTTTTACTTCTACTTCAAAGTCTTCTATTTTCTTTTTATTTTCCATCTTCTATTGTTAATTGTGAGGTTGTTGCAACTGTTGCGCTAACTGCAGCTAAATAACTAGCAGCTGTTACTACACCAATTGGCAAAGTAATTGGAGCAGCTATAATTGCTCCTGCAACTGCTCCTGTAATAATGGCCCACCTTTGTACTTTTTTCCAGAACTTAGGTGTTTTACCATTCCATCTTTCTTTAATTGTTTTCTCCTTCATGATCTATTGGTTTTATTGGTTCATCTTTTATATATTTTGATAGACGTTTAAGTATTGGAGAATACTCTGTCCATCCTAATCTTTTAAAATTTTCTAGGTTTGACCAGATTAAATTAATAATTACATAGTTATAAAATGCATAGTGTAGCCACTCATACACATTAAAAGTAAAACCAAATATAGGTTTTATTTCTATATTAGTTGCCATTGCATTTGATATTCCTATCATAAGCATGTAAACAAATAACTTAAACCAGCCTTTTCCAAATAGTTCTGAGTCAAATTTTTTACCTTCTGATTTAGAAGCTTTAAGTCCTGTATAGAACTCAAGTCCAAAAAGAAGTATAATACCTATTCCTACTGGAAGAACAATGCCAAACACAGCATTAAAATAATAAGCAATACCTGCAAATAATGCACTTACTCCTGTGCATGTTCCAGCCATTTGAGGATGAAATGCACTTGTAACAAAATGATCCATGTCTCTGTAGCCTGCTGATATTACTAATTTTGATAATGCCGTTTTCATTTTAAAAAATCTTTGTCAGCACAAATGATTCAAGATATATCTTATTTGTTGGATTATTGCTACCCCAAAGTACTCTAATATCTAAAGTTTGAGGTACAGTTGTATCAAATAATGTATTTTCTATATATACAGTTTCTCCCGGAATATTAATAGTAGTATCTCTAATTTGTGTTATAGTAACTATACTATCTTTCTGAGTACAAAGTGGACAGTATTTTTCAAGTCTTCTTTCTAATGAACAAGAAGTGATAAATACTAGTAGTAAAGAAAGTATAATTAAGTTTTTCATACTATTTAAATATTTGGGTAACAAATTTTGGAACATCTGCAATAGTACTTACATCTGAATTCTCAATTGTAAAAATAAAGTACATTGTATTAGTTAAATCAATAAATGTAATAGCATCAGCTATTTGATTATAATCAGTTTCAACTTGACCAATAGGATCAGCTCCAATAATATTAGTACCACTAATTGTAAAAAATCTAGAAAAAGAACCTGAATTAAGTCCGGGAGTTAAAGTACTAGATGTTGCTATTAAGCTGCCACCTACAAATGTTGGTACATTATTATAGTATAATCTATAGATACTTGTTCCAGTTGTAGCTATAATATGATGCTTAGCTAAAGTAGTAAACATATCTCCAGAATTTAGTTGTCCCGGATCTACGCTTATTATTGAACAATCTGTTTCTGCAATTGTACCTGCAACAGGATTACCATCCATTGTTAAAACAATTGGATTTTGCGGGTTAGATATTTGAATTAATGTACTCATTGTAAATTGATATGTTTTATCTATAGCTTATCTACTTACCTCTTCCCAGTCTAATGAAACATATGCTCCTAAAGTTCCTCCTGTAGCATCAATAGCCATTTCAATAACTAATTCAAAACGTGCACCTGTAAAAGTATTTCTTTCTAATTGAC